GAAATCCCTATCTCAACAAATGGTGCAAGCTCTAGCTAAGCCGAAGGTGATGTGGCAGGACTTCCGTATCATGATGGAACAAGCTCCAGCAGGTATGAGTGCAGTGGCTAAAGAAATGGGAATGTCGCTAAACGAATTGATTACCAAGATTCAAAACGGAGAGATAAAGACAGATGATTTCGCTGAGGCGTTTAAACGTGCAGGGGCGACCATGCAGGATATGGCTACAAGTTACAAGACGATAGACCAAGCGTTGGATGGTATGAAAGAAACACTTTCAAACAAACTCAAACCCGCTTTTGATACGTTATCTAAGGCAGGTATCAAGGCTTTAGAAGCGATTATGAATCAGATTGATAAGGTTGATTTCAATAAGTTAGCAACAAATCTAGAAGGCTTTTTAAGCAAGATTGACTTTGAAGCAGTTATCGGAAAAATAACATCGTTCGTTGGCTCTGCTGTTGCTAAAATCAAAGAATTTTGGCAAGGTTTCTCAAATACGAGCGCAATTTCTGACTTTAAACAGGCATTGAGCGAAGTTTGGGAGGCAGTTAAGAAAGTATTTTCATCACTTTCTGGTGGCGATATTGCTTCTTTGGGTGAAAAAATCGGTAAAGGATTGTCAGTAGCTTCTGAAGCGATAAAAGCTTTTGCTAAAGTGGTTCAAAGCCTAAGCCCTGAACAAATTCAAGCAATCGCCAAAGCTTTTATTGGTTTTAAGGTTGCTCAAAGGGCAATAAAACCAGTGGCAAGCGCCTTAATAGGACTAAGTAAGGGAATTGGCGCAGTTAAAGCCGTTTTTGGTGGTTTAGCAAGCTTTACAAGAGTGGCAAAAGCTTTAGGTGGCATTGCTAAAGGCTCACAAGCCGCTAGCTCAGCCTTAACTTTCATGGCAGGAAGTTCAAAACTTGCTAAAGGTGCAATGGTCGGTCTGAATATCTTCAGTAAGGTAGGCGGATGGATTGGCTCGGTAGTTAGTGCGATAGTTGCTTTCCTCGGACCAGTAGGCTTAGTGATTGCCGCGGTCGTGGCGATTGGTGTGGCGTTCGTTATTCTTTGGAATAAATGTGAAGGTTTCAGAAACTTCTTCAAAGGTTTATGGGATGGCATTGTCAACATCGCTTCAAAAGCTTGGGAAGGTATCAAAAATGCTTGGAATGGCGTTGGCGAATGGTTTTCTAACCTATGGAATGGCGTTAAAGAAACGGCTTCAAACCTTTGGAATGGTTTCTTAGAGACAGCTAGACCAGTAATCGAAGCTATTAAGAACGCATGGAATAGCATTACAGAGTTCTTTTCTGGACTTTGGGAAGGTATTAAGCAGTTCGCTTCAAATGTTTGGAACAGCTTTGTAGAAGGCGCACAACCTATCGTGGAAGCGTTGATGAATGTTTGGAACGCTTTGACAGAGTTCTTCTCAACGCTATGGGACGGAATTGTTTCAATAGCTAAGACTGTTTGGGAAGGTATTGTCAATGTAGTAAAAGCGGTCGTTGAAGTGATTAAAGGCGTATGGAACGGCATTACAGAGTTCTTCACTAATCTTTGGAACGGCGTCGTGGAGGTTTCTACGAATGTATGGAATGGATTCGTTGAATTTATAACGCCAGTAATTGAAACAATCAAAGGTTTGTGGAATGGATTCGCAGAATTCATGTCTGGTATTTGGAATGGCATTGTAGAGGTTGCTACAAACGTTTGGAATACACTTACATCTGTTGTTGAAGCGGTTTGGAATGCTATTCAGCAGGTTATAACGAACGCTATCCAAGTTATCCAAAACGTGATTACAACATACATGCAAATTGTTCAAAATGTATGGAATGCAATTTGGAATGTATTTACTACAATCGTCCAGACTGTATGGACTGTTATTTCAACGATTATTTCAACTGTATTGAACGTGATAGCAGGCATCATCAAAGCAGTTACGGCTGTTATTAAAGGCGATTGGAGCGGTGCTTGGGAAGCTATTAAAGGGATAGCTCAGACTGTTTGGGAAGGTATTAAAACAGTTATTTCAACTGTCATTAATGCAATTAAGGACGTCATTAGTACTGTTTTAGGAGCTATTAAAGATACTGTAACAACAATCTGGGATGGTATTAAAGAATTTATTAGCGGTGCAATCAACGCGATTAAAGAGACTGTAGTAAATGTTGCTAACGGTATGAAAGAAGGTTTCTTGGGTGCGATGGACGCACTTAAGGGCGGAGTTTCTAGCGCGATTGATGCAATCGGTGGATTCTTTGACAAATTATGGCACATCGATTTAGCAGGCGCTGGGAAAGCTATCATGGATGGATTCCTAGGTGGATTAAAATCTGCGTGGGGCGCTGTCACAGATTTCGTTGGAAACATTGCAAACTGGATTGCGACACACAAAGGACCTATCTCTTATGACCGCAGATTGCTTATCCCTGCTGGACAAGTTATTATGGGCGGTTTCAATAGAGCTTTAATGAGCGGATTTGAAATTGTAAAAAGCAATGTGTCTGGAATGGCGGACGGTATCCGATCGATGTTCGATGATGCTGGTTCTAGAGTTTCAGCTATGTCAAATGCTTTACAGGGCGATTTCTCAAATAACGTATCTGGTACATTATCAGCTACTTATGAAGTTAACCAAACGAAAGAGCCAGCTATTATTAACCTCGCTCTAGGCTCAAATGATTTCAGAGCCTTTGTTTCAGATATTTCTAATATTCAAAGTAAAGAAGAAAGGATAAGATTGAAGGCTTCAAGCCTTTAATGGTGGTTTAAATGTATACTTTTAATGACACAACAAAAGGCACGCCAACATTTAACTCTGGTTTAGAAGTTCAATTTGGCGGTGTAAGCCTCAATCAAGAAATGAATAACGAGGACGGAACGTTTTTTGTGGCGAATACCACAGGACGGGACGTCCTTGATTTTCACCATGAAACAGCGAATATAAAAGGTCGAGACGGTCAATATCTCTATGGTGCGACTTACAAAGAGCGTGAAATTGAGGTACAGGTTAGACTAACAGGCTATACTGATTTAGGCATGCGAAAACAGTACGAGCGTTTAAACCGCTTGTTGTTTTCCCGTCAAGCTAAAAAATTAGAGTTTGGCGACGATGGAGAGAGATATTACAAAGCTATCTTTTCAAAAGTTAAGAAGCCAGAACTAGAAGATGCGAATGATACAGTTATCAAGTTGCATTTCATTTGCTATGACCCGTTTAAGTATACTGAACCTAAAAGTACAGGAAGTAACAAGTTAACTTATAACGGAGACTTTCCAACAGAGCCTATTTTGTACCTTACAACTAAAGAAGGAACTGAAATCCGTATTCTACACCTTGAAACACAAAAATATATCAGATTAAAAGCTACTTACGTTCAAGATTCAAGTCTGATTGTTAACTGTGAAACCAGAGAAATCACGTTAAACGGCAGAAACGAGTTGATGAACTTTGATGTGGTTAACAGTCGATATTTTAAGCTTCAAAAAGGCGTGAATACATTTCAAGTTGAGGGCGCTACATTGAATGACATCCAGTACAAAGAGGTGTTCGCATGATTTATTTATTTAATCAGACAGAGGAACTAATCGATGTAATCGATGAAGCGAGCCTTGCGGATTTTACACATACGATTGAATTGAATCAATTTGATAGAGCGAGCTTTGAAATCCCTGTAGATTACAAGCCTAACATTATCAAAGAAACCCAGTTTTTCGGTTTTCAATCGAGAGACGGGGCTTTTTGTTTGTTCAGAATCGCTGAAAAGTCTTACGACATCGGATTGACTATACAAGGGATAGACAGGGCAGAAAGTGACTTACATTCATTCATCATCGAGAATAAGCGTCCTAAAGGAACCGCTGAACAAGTATTGAGTGGAATTTTAGAAGGAACAGGCTATCAATTAGGAAATGTAGATGGCTTGACTAGAACAGGAAAATTGAGCTTCTACTATATTTCAGTTCGTCAAGCCCTCGTTAAAATAATTGAGTCATACGCTTGCGAGTTCAAGATTAGATATACATTCGTTGAAAACAAGATAATCGGACGATACATTGACTTAAACCAACGCTTCGGACGTGTTACAGGTCACCAATTTGAGTATGGCACTAACATTCTGAATGTTACCTATGAGGAATCGTCCGATGACGTTGTAACAGCTCTTATCGGTCGTGGTAAGGGTGAACAAAGCACGGATGAAAATGGAGAAGCTACGGGCGGGTACGGTCGTAGAATCCAGTTTAAAGATGTTGTGTGGTCGGTTGCAAATGGAGACCCCGTTGATAAACCAGCGGGACAGAATTATGTAACAAATGAAACTGCTAGAAATATCTATGGATTACATCAAGACGGCGTTATTAAGCATCGTTTCGGTGTATATACAAACGAGGATATTGAAGACCCTACTGAGCTTCTAAAAGCGACTTACAAAGAGTTACAACGCTTATCCGTTCCAATTGTTACGTTCAAAGCAAATCTTTTAGATTTAGCCAATGCGATTGAGCAGGATATTTGGATTGGAGACAGCGTCGGAATCGTAAGAGACCAGATAGGGATTGCTTTTGAAGCTAGAATCCACAAATTGGTTATCGATAAATTGGATAATAACCGTTCAGTTGCTGAATTAGGCGATTATCAAACATTACAAGCTAAAGACCGTGCAACACGTCAACAATCTATCAAAGATGCAATAAGCGGTTTTAGTGCATCGCTATTTCATGAAGCTATTGCGAATGAAGTCGAAAGACGTAATAAAGAAATAGACGAAAAGGTTCGTATTATACAACTCGAGATTGATAACGTTGTAAAAGAATACCAAAACAAATCTCAAGATTTCAGCGCTAAAATCCATGAAGAAGTGGAGAAAGAGCGCCCTGAGTTCTTGAAGCGTATTCGTGAGGAACTCATGAGCGGTGCGGACTCGATAGCGGAACTCAGTAAGAAGCTAGAACAAGTCAGCGAGACCGCAAGAATTAACGCAGGACTGATTGGTGGAGACGGGACAGCTATTTACAACAGAAACCGCCTCAACGGTAGCACAGCTAAAAAAATTGCCTATGGTACTGATTTTGTCGAAGTCGGACACAATGGAGAAGGCTTTGAGCTAGGTAAACAGTACGTTATCAGTTGGTCAGCAACATGTACGGTTTACGGAAAAACGGACGTGACTGTAATCATAAACAAAACACCGTTTTACGGTGGACACGTTCTTTTTGAGCCTGCTAATCCACACTTGCCAAAAATCGACAAAGACTTAACAAATAAAGAGGAGCAGGTTTTAGCGGTTTATAACGACGGCTATCGCTTGACATTCTCGGGCGACTGGTATCAGAACGCAGTTCAGTTTGCGACGGTTGATAATCGGACAAATCGAATTGAGTTTGAACCAGTCTATAAGACGGTTGCGGACGGGCAAAATTCAATATATGACGGAAGTTGGAACGAAAATCCAACATTTATTTTTGATGGAGGTAGAACATGACGGAAACAATACCAATTAGGGTGCAACACAAACGTATGTCAGCGAGCGATTGGGCAAACAGCCCACTTGTTTTGCTTGATGGTGAGTTAGGTGTTGAGAGCGATACAGGAAAAGTCAAAGTCGGTAACGGTCATGACAGATTCTCAGCCTTGCAGTATCTAACAGGGCCAAAAGGCGACCGTGGAGATCGTGGTGAACAAGGGCCAAAAGGTGCGGACGGAGTCATGAGATTCGAGGAACTTACAAGTCAACAAAGAGAGAGCTTGAAAGGCGCGCCTGGTCCAATGGGTCCAACAGGACCTAGAGGGGAAAACGGAACGCCAGGACAAAAAGGTGACACTGGCCCTCGTGGAGAACAAGGACCTATCGGTTTAACTGGTCCTAAAGGTGCAGACGGTGCAAAAGGTGCTCAAGGACCAGCAGGACCAACAGGACCTAGAGGAGCAGACGGTGCTCCGGGCCAAAATATTATTAATCAAAACGGTGGACAACCTCTAAAATATTGGTTCGGTTCCAAATCTCAGTATGATGCACTTTCTACTAAAGATAGCACTACTATCTACGATGTATACGAGTAGGAGGTAGTATGGCTAGAGAAGGAATTTATGTAGGAAACAAGGAAGTTACTCATCGTTACATCGGTTCAAGGCTTGTTTGGGTGAAAATAAGACTGTTATTTAGCGGTGACGTATCAATAAATTATGATAGTCATAATAAACAAATAACACTAAATAAGGATTTTTCACAAAACAAGATAAAAACTGTCGAGATAAACGGAAAAGAAATTTCGGCTTCTAAAATCGAAAACAAACAGGGGAAAACTTATGTAACTTTCACTGAGTCCCTAGAAGAATTTGAACGAAAAACTGGATTTAACCGATACCGAAGTTTTTACGGTTCAATTCCTATTAAAGTTTACGGAGGTTAAAGATGGACATCACTATTCAAAACGTCCGTGCGCCTGCTCTAGAGCATAACGGGCGGTATTATAAGGTATTTCAACCACAGACGCGAGATGAACTGCTGAAGCTTCATCACATGGGATGTGCTGGGGACACGGTTTTAACGGATATACAGCTAGAACAAGGGGATTTCCCTACTAGTTTTGTTGAACCTACTGTTACGCAACGTACTTTGTCTGGACTCTTCAAGGATTTACGTTCGATTGAACTGGAAATGAGAGACCAGAACAGTACTCTTTGGAGCAAAATCCAGAAAAGCAACCAAGGAGCGTTAACACAGTTCTTCGATACAAATGTTAAGAGTGCTATTGCTCAAACTGCTCAAGAAATAAGGCAGGAAGTTCGAGACGCTTCTAACAGTGCGAGAGTTCAAGTGACATCGGAAGGTGTAACTATTGGTTCTACTACTTTAACTGGCGAACAACTAGCCTCTACCATTTCAGCAAGCCCTAGAGGCGTTGACATCATTGCTCAAGAAACAAGAGTTAAGTCTAACATGATTGTTGACGGTGCGATAACTGCAAGTAAGATGGCTGCAGGGTCCGTTACTGCTAATGCATTGGACGCTGGTTCAGTTACGGCTGACAAAGTTAAATTCGATACAGCTTTCATTCAAAGACTAGTATCGCAACAAGCGTTTGTCGATGAGTTGTTTTCTAAGCAAGCAACCATTACCAAAATTAAGAACGTTGATTTCACGGGCGACCACATTAAAGGTGGACGTATTACATCTCTAAATGGAGATACTACATTTGACTTGCAAACAGGGCAAATTGATATGAATTCTCCAGGCGTCGGGATAAGAAACCAATTTCCAGGACGTCCATTACAGTATCTTGCATTCGGAGCTGGTAACATCAACGGTGTTGACGCATCTTACACTGCTCTATTGAGTAACCGAAACGGATTACAACAGTTTGACCACACATCAGCAGGCCTTCAAATCTGGAATGGACGAACTGGGAGCAACATTCAAAGTGCTATCAATATGTACGGCCAAAGAATAACATTTAACCAGAGTGCGCAAGCTGGATTGAAAGAAATAGCTATTGATACGGGCAACCACAGTATTACTGGTGTTGATGAAATTGTTATTCAAGGTGTCCGATTATCGTATATCTTAAATGATATTTACGATAATTTCAGAAATCTAGGAGCAGTAGCTGGAAATTACAGTCGAGGTTATTACACAAAATGGAAATAAGAGAGGCGAAACATGAACACACAAGACAAAGTTATTAACGACTTAGCAATTCAATTAGCAAATAAAACGATTGAATGCGCAAACTACAAAGCTTTATATGAAGAAGCACAAGAACAAATCCAACAACTACAATTAGAGAAAGAAAAGGAAGAATAATACATGACATTTAAAATTATCAACAAGTATTTACAAGAAAACAACCGTACATTCGTTGCGATTCGTCAAGAAAATCCATATACGGCTTTTGACCGTGTTTTAATCGGTAATCGTGTGAACGAATCAGACGAGGAATTAATTAAGGCAGTCATTGGACAAGTGACTACTGAGTTCAATCCAGCGGAAGGGGTTAAGAAATTACAAGAAGACTTGCAAACGCAAGCGCAAGAATATGAAGGAAAACTTGCTGAGAAAGATACAAAAATCGCAGAGGTTAAAGCCGTTGCAGATTGGGCAGTATTGGCTCGTGTTACTGATACGGACAATCCATTAGACCCTACTGTTTTCAAACGTGGACTTGAATTAGTTGACCTTGGAAAAGTTGGAAAAACTTACCAATCTCAAGAAATTTTCACACTTGAAAACCCTAACCACATTGAAAAATATCAAGAAGGACGTCGTGTTATGGTTCAAGTCAACGAGCCTTTCACATATCAAGGCGAAACGCTTGAACAACTCGCATCATTAGAGCAAAACGGAAAGCTTGGCATTTGGAAATGGACTGAACCTAAACAAGAAAGACCAGCCAACGAGCTAGACACACAGCCATTACAATAGAATTATGAAAAAGGGGAGTGGTTTAATTGGAATTTTTAGCTTTAATCGATAAACTCACGCCCGTTTTGATTGTGATAATTCCAAGTTATTTCTCATTTAAGAGTACTCAAAATACAAAAGAGACTGAAAAACAAATCAATGTTCTTGCTGACAAAATAAGTGAGCTTGAAAAATCAGTGGGCGAAGTTACTGAGATTGGTCGAGATAATCGCACCAATCTCTCGCTTATTAGAAAAGGTTTGCAGCGTCTACAACGTTTTCGATTGCAGGAAAATCTAAAAAAAGCAATTAGACGTGGTAGAACAAATCAACATGAGATTGAGGAATTAACTCGGCTATATGAAAGTTACGTTGAATTGGGTGGAAATGGTGCTATAAAAATATTGTTTGAGAAATTTCTCGAACTTGAAATTGTGGAGGAAAGATAATGGACAAAATTAACTGGAAAGTACGAATTAAAAATAAAAACTTTTGGCTTGCTTTAGTGCCAGCATTGGCATTACTTGCTCAAGCCTTTGCGAATATCTTCAATTTTAAATTGGAGTTTGGCGATACCGTTGATAAAATCCTAGTATTTATCAATGTATTGTTTGCCTTCTTAGTATTGGTTGGGGTTGTTAACGACCCTACAACCGCTGGTCTAACTGATAGTTCAAGAGCGCTTGAGTATCACGAACCGAGCGAAGATTAAATTAGAAAAGGGAAGTCTTTATGCTTCCCTTTTCATTTTGTATGAAAGGGGGACAAACATTGAAAAAAATTATTAAACGACAAGCAAGCGTATGCGCCAACGTCCGAGATAATATTTACAACATAAAAGAGGAATTTTATTCGCACGACAAGAATAATGCATTCATCGAGTTACAATTAAACGGAGTCAACGTTGAAAAAATCATTGTGTTATTTCACTTCAAAACGACAAATCGTTTCTTAGAAGTGGCTGGAGTGGTTGAAGGTAATATCGCAACTGTTCCATTCGATACCAGTTTAATTACAACGGATGAAATTGTGTATGGATATGTCTATGCTGAAAAAGTCGTACAATCGGCGGATATTCTAAAATTCTCGTTTGGAGTTCGTGTGTCAGAAATTGATAAGCACAGCGAATTACCAATCATAGAGAAAGACACAAAACGCATCATAGCGATTACGGATATTGTTACAAAGGCTGAATTAGAAGAGGCAATCAAGAATATCCATGTCGAAGGTGCAACCTTTGACGACTCTGAAATCTTGAGACGATTACAAGCACTTGAAACGAAACCAGAAATTGACACAAGCTCATTTGCTACGAAACAAGAACTAGAAAACAAAGTTGAGCGTGCTGAAATCAGCCATATTTCAGCAGAAATTGAAGCTTTAAAGACAAAGACGGATAAAGATACTGTCTATGACGATAGCGCCCTTAGAGAGCGTGTAACAGCGTTAGAAAACAAGACAGATAATGATACTGTATATAACGATACAGAAATCAAGCAACGCTTGGAAGTTTTGGAACACAAACCAAGCGTGAATACTAGCGAATTAGTTACCAAGCAAGAATTGGAATCTAAAGGCTACTTAACCGAGCATCAGAGCCTAGAAGAATACGCTAAAAAAACGGAATTACCGCAACCTTACAACGATACAGTATTAAAAATGCGCGTTCAAAATTTGGAAACAAAATCTGATACCTTAGCGACTAAAGACGAACTAAAAGCCGTACAGTTGAAAGCGGGCGAAAAAGGCGAACGAGGAGAGCCTGGGCCTCGTGGAGAACGTGGGGAACAAGGTCCTCCTGGGCCTCAAGGATTGCAAGGTGAACGAGGTCAAGACGGACAGAGAGGTGAACGTGGGGAACAAGGACCAATCGGACTGACTGGATCTACTGGACCACAAGGTATCCAAGGTGAACGCGGACCGAAAGGTGAAAATGGTCGTGATGGCGTTGGTATTCCGCAAAAATTGACTTTATCAGGGAATACACTCATCTTATCTGATGGTGGGGGTAGTGTTAATCTACCAACTTCTAGTCAAAATGCGGATACTCCAACAACTTCTTCTAGTGAGCTTACCGGTAATGGTATTCCTGAGGGTAAAGTTGACGGTACGCTAGGTCAAACCTATGTAGACATGAACAAGACTAATGGTGCTGTGAAGTGGA